TGGCGCGGTGATCCATTTTGTCATTCCAGCCCCAACATTTTTGATGTCGTTAGACCAGTTTCTGATGTTTTGCTGCACTCCCTGGAGGCCGCTTTTTAATTGTTCAGCCTCTAACCTAAGGCGCACAACAAGATCTGCTATACTCATTCGCTTTCACCTCGCTTTATTTTCGCCAGATCTGCCTGAATTTCCATAACCATGTCTATCATTGGACTGTCCGGCACATCGTTCTTGCTTTTTGCGTTATCCAGAGACTCTTTTGCCCTGGCGTAAGCCCTGAGTTCTAATATTTCGATAGCCATCCCGGCCGGATCGTCTAACAATTCAGTTAAGGCGGCAGTTGGCAAACAGTGAAACTCCTCACAGATCCGAGAAACCACCCATTCGAAGGGTGGCTTCGCTTCTTCATTCTTGCCCTCCAACGCCATATGAAGGGCGGTTAGGCGTTTTTTCTTTCATCTGCCGAAAGTGGCTCATTAAGGCTTAGGATCTCTTCAAACGCCCACTTCGCTGTTTTCTCGTCAAGGGTTTCGATGCTTTCCTTAGTCACCTCAGCGTCATAACTCCACCTGGAGATCCCGGCTTCTAAAACAAAACCCCTGTCGTATTGCAATTTAAGATCAGCGTCCTGTTTGGCTTTTTCGTTCGACAGCGACTTAAACAGATCGCTGCCCATTTTCTTCAACCTGCCGATCGTTTCATCCGTCTGGATATCGGCCGCCAACGCCAACTGCCGCCAGGACAGTTTCTTTAACTCCATCCATTCGCCCGGCTCGTGAGGAATATCCACCTTCCTTCCCCTTTATTGTATTTTTTAAGTTACTGCGCCAGTCGGTGTCAGCACTGCTTCGAACCGTGTCATGCCGCCCTTACTAGCCTTGCGGCTATAGGTTTTAATAACGGCCTCGAACGTCGAAGTGTTTGATCCACCCCAGGTTATTTTTACCGACCTGGTAGAACCAACAGCATTAAGGATCGTGTGAGGTCCTACTGTGGCAGTGTCGTCAAACATGCCACCCAAATTAATATCGCTTGCCTTTTTAACTCCCGTTGCCACCTGGACTGGCCATGTAGCGCTGTAGGCAAGTAGCTCTTCCATTAAACCTTCAATATCAAGCTTAATATCATCATCGATATAAGCCGATAGATCTACTAAGGTGCCGCCTGCATTGTCAACCTCAATCTTAAGATCAGGACTTCCGTATTTCGCCATTTGTTACACCTCCGTCTATTAAAATACTTTAGTTTCGTTTAAAACCGACAAAGAACTTAGCCGATGGCGCCTCGCCCCCTATGCCGCCTGAGTATGTCCAACTGACAGCCAGGTTCTTCTTAACTGTCCCGGTAACGGCTTTGCGTTCAACAGCCGGCGCCGCAGTAACCGCGGTAAAGGTTAGTAGATCATCCCAGGTTACGCCATCAGTTGATTGCCGCACCTTAACCGTCAAGTCAGTAACGCCATCAAGATCGAGGGCGCTTACCTGCAAATAAGCTGTGCCACCGGCAGTTGTTTGTGCTGAAACTGTAACCGGAGTTAACTCAGTGTCGCCGTCGCCGGCCTCGGCATCATGCCCTTGCAGTATTTCACCTTCGTCCACCTGGCCGCTACCATTATATTTAGCGTTAGCCCGGTGCAGTTGGCCCTTGGAAGCTATGCGCTCATAGTTAACCTGGACTGCGCCCTGGTAGCCAATAAACTGCTGGCCGATCGCGTTACCTTCCAGGCCGTAGCATAACACCCGCGTATCTCCGGACTTGCCCTCTAAGGCATCGTTAATAGAGTCTGCCGCATCGTCAAAGTAGCCCTCCTGGGCCAGCTCCGCCCTTTTAACCCCCACGTAGAGATTTTCCGGCCATGCGTCCCCTAAAGGCAGCACTTCTTCGACAATAGCTTCTACTTTATCGGTTAAGTCGGTGGTTACGCCCATTACATCGTAGCCGTCAATTAAAAGGAAGCCTACATCAACTGAACTTCTCCTGGCCATACACTCACCACCTCCTTCTCATTAGAATGTAAAGCTTTCAGCGTCGAGTATCTCTAACACCGCATCAAAGCCGATATAAGCCTCACCCGCATGGGTTAAGATCACTGGCACCGTAGGGTTGCCACCTTTAAGCGTGGCAAAAGATACCGTTCCGCCGATCGTGTAGTCTTTATCAAATTTGTCTTTTGCCGCATACCATAGCGCGGTAGCCCTTAAGCTGGCTGCTTCATCCTCGACAGTGGCTTTCTGCACCAGGCACTGGACGGTAATTCTTGGCCCCTGCTCTCTCGATCCGAACCCAAGCGTCCTTTCCGGTTCAGTTAAAGCGTTAAAGATACAAGGGAGTTCGGTTACGTTACTGATCCGCCGGGTGCGCCCCAATAAACGCGCTGAACCTGAGCCGTGGCTGGTGAGGTGATTGCGATAGTTTTTTCTAAGGTTTCAAGGTTAGTTTTAAAAGTTGTAAAGTTCACCTTACCGCCTCCAGTTTGCTAAAATTTCATTAACAACCCTGCTCATATAGCCGCCGAGATTGGCTTGCATCTTTTCACGGGTTCCTTTTAAGAAGTGCTTGGCTTTACTGCCTCGCGCCCGGATTGCCGATTGAATTGCTTGCAACTCTTTGTATTGTTCACGGCTGAAACCGTCGAGATTACGCCGACGGGCTGAACCTTCCTGCCACCTTGCAATCTGAACTAATGCGGGAGCATCGCCGGGTTTGCGGCCATGTTCAATTTTCATACCCGTTGCAGTTTTTATTGTGCTGAATACTTCTGCCATGTTCGGCCTTGATTGTGCTACAATAGACCGCACCGCTACACCTGTGCCACCATCAATAGCTGATTCCATGTTGGCCCGGCCTTCGTCTGCCGCGATTCTCATCATGTCCTTAACCGCTCGCTCGTATAACTGCGGGCCAAGTTTACTCACTATCTTTTGTAGTTGTTGCTGGTCAACTTGAATTTCCATTACACATATACCCGCCGTTTATACTGGTCAAGTAGTTGCCTGATAATATGTTGCGCCTCCGGGCTGGTTGAAATAACATCGCCCATCTCAGGGATGCGAGTTGTGGCCCGGGGGGATTCAAGCCTTAATATTGCGGTTAGTTGAATAGTTGCCCGCTTGACCGCTTCGGGGACGGCGGGCCAGCCGAATTTGCCGACAACTTCAACCCGTTCGCCCTTGCTGAAATATGGTTTATTTGACCAGGGCAACAATCTAATCTGCGTGAAGGGGTGCGGTTCGGGTTCGATGCTTGCGTTGAGCGGCAATAACTCATAATCGGTTATAGTAGTATCAAATGTCCCGTTGCGGGTGGTGTCAACCTTGACCGTAGTGGGGGCGGCAGACAGATCGTCAACCCATAAAGCATTGGTGCTTTGCTCCGCTACATAAATTCGGGTAGCGTCGGTCGCGTTCTTGTTGAAGAACCGCCCCATCCTAAAATCAATATGCCGGGAAATTGCTTCCAGGTCTTTTAGGATCTCGGCATCTTTGGAAGTGTCAACCATGCCCGTTGCCGCCCTATAATTTGCCGCTGATGCGTAAGCTGTGCCTAATGACATTTAATCACCCGCTTCTATTTCAGACTTCCTCACCCGGCGCCCATCGCTGAGCTCATACCAGCCACCACCCACATGTTTAGGTTCTGCGTCAGGCAGAGTTGCTGTTTCTGTCGGCTTAAATGATGCCGTTTCAACTTTCATTTTTTTCGGATGGACAAATTCCATCCTGACCCTGCCATTTGGCAGGGTCACTGCTATTCTTCTTTTCATTGTTTACGCCTCCTATGGCAGGGCTACACCAGCGGCAAGGGCTTGCTTAACCGGCGCATGGTAGGGATTGCCACGCACTACAAAAGCAACTGCAGCTACATCATTTGCTGCACCATTTTCCACCAAAACAGCAACATGGCTAAACCCTTCGCTTAACTGTTCTGCCGATATTTCAACGAGTGCTGTTGCGTAAGTGGTGTAACCTGCCGGAACCCAGCCACTAGCGACATCTGCTGATTCAGCAAGGGTTACAGTAGCATCGCCAACTTCGCCGGAGCTGATGGTTACAACTTCGGCAGCGTTTACAGCCACCAAGCCGGGGCAATGTGCAGCGATACACAAAACAAGGCCGTCGCCATCTGCAAATTCAAGCTCATCAACATCAGTTGCGGCTTTAAAAACAAACTCAACCCCGTTGACCGTTACAGTATCTGTGTCAACTTCAATACCAGTTCCAGCGGTTAAATCTGTTACCGCAACAGTCGAATCAACCAGGCCGGTCACTACAATGTCCTCAATTAGTGCTTGCTCATCAGCTCCACCGTTGTCTTTGGCTTCCATGAGTGTCATGGTAACTTCTTCGCTGTCAACAATGCCGTCATCGCTATAAAGACCAATCACCATCATGATTTTACGGAAACCGGTAAAACCAACATATCTGCCAGTGTGGTCTGCCGCGCCCGCGATTGCCAGGTTTGCAAGTGCTATATCAGACTTTAAAACTTCGCTCATTAAATTCACAATATCATCTCCTTAATTAAGATAAAAAGGGGGCATATAGCCCCCCTTATTTATGCGTCAAGCTGAACGAAAGGTGAGGTTGGAATGGAAGTCGGGAGCGGGCCGGTAAGCCACGGGCTACCGTCAACCAGTTTCCATGCCTTAATAACGGTCATGTTCGAAGTAAACAGGAAGTCACTCGAAGCGGCAATAGCAACACCGCCACCGTCACCAATCAGGTAGTTAGAGAGGTCAGCCAGCACTACATCGCCGTCAAGGCCCAATGCAGGGCTGTCATCGCTAAAGAGCACAGGCATGCCGAAGATAGTACCCGGGTTGCCGTCTCTTGCGTTAGGCTGCCATACGTAGTTGTCGTTGGCATCCCGCAGATCCATCAGTTGGGGCAGCATGTCACGACCGGTAATCCATACGCCGCGTTTGCCCCAAAATACTGCAAGCATATCAGCTAAATCCTGATAAACTACAGCAGCCGCACCAGCACGAGCAACACCAATGGTTGCAGCGTGTCCAATAATACCTGTGGGCTGAATACCCCCAGCACCGTTAAGGAATGCATTTTCTTCGGCAGCAATCAGCGCACCGCGTAACTGAGTAGAAACAACCTGCTCAATCATTGAAGCATTGCGCAGAAGACGATCCGTAACCTGCACATGGGCCGCTACTTCGTAGGGGTGCAGGGTGATGCGCTTAAACTCGATGTCAGTTTCCGGTTTCGGCTGACCTTCATTGATCCACTGCACGACTGCACCGGCATACATGTTGTTGCCGGAGTACTGAAGCGCAGGGATGTGAAGCTCTCCAAAGCCTGTAGATGAAGCGCCGCCGAAGGTCTGCGCCCGCGGGCGGACGATAGCCTCATCAGGCGATACCGTTAACAGGGTGCTTGCAAAGATGTCTGGCACCAGGAAACCGCCTTCAAGGCCAACGCCTTGCGACTGGATGCGCTCTTCAGCTTCACGGCCCTTAAGCCTTTTGTCGTTCGGGTTCTTAGCTACAGCGTGCACGAAATCACCCAGGCTACGCCATTCGGCCAGATCCTTTTCAGGGTCGTCCGGCACTTTCGCAGCGCGTGACTCCTGCTCTTGCAGGATTTCTTCTGCAACAATGTCTGCTTGCATGTCGCGAATATCAACCATCAACCTGTCCTGCTTTTCACGCTCTTCAGCAGTCAGTGACCGCTCTTCCTTTTGGGCTGCTTCAATAAGAGCCCGCGCCTCTTTGGTTTTTTCTGCTAACTTTCCACGCATTACTTCGAGATTTCGCATATTATTTTATGCTCCTTTTTGTTAGTTTGTGTTCTACTTCTGCCAATTCCAGCTCTCTGAGCATTAAATCAAGTAACCCAGAATCGCCATCTTTGTGACTATCCTGCGTTCCCAGTTCGCTTGCCCTTTCTTCGGGAATATAGCTTTGCAGAACCATGATGCTGGCGTTTATTAAATCACGGTCGCTGTCGGTAATCGGCAGTCCCCGTTGCGCCCTTGTTATAAGGCTTGCCATATTGTCAAAGTCAAGGCCAGCTTCTTGCAGAATCGATCTTGCTTGCACCGATGTCTGCGGGTAAGCGGGATAAACAACAGCGCTGACATCGCCCAGGTATTTAATATTGGTAATTTCCCTGAGCGATAATCCATCGTCACGCTCAGACCATGCTTGACCTTTGTCATCTACACCAAAAGCGAAACTGCACTGGTCAATCAATCCACTTTTAACTTTGGAGTATACCCGGCGGCCATCCTCGTCTGACGGGTCAATCTGAGCGGTAAATTTTAAACCTGTATGATCCTCTTCAAGTTTTAGGCTGCCGTTGCGAGTGCGGGCAAATATTGTATTTGCATCGTGGTTGAGTAGGCCGCGCACATCGGGGTCAGCCTTTAATACTTCCTTAAAGCACCCCGGCTTTAACACTTCGACGAACCCGCCCAAGTTTTCAGATTCGCGGTTAAACACTGCCGCGTAACCGGAAAGGGTCAAGCCTTCGCCCTCTTCTCTTACCTCTAATTCAACTGGTATTGACCTTGTTTCTAAGTCCATGCCATCAACTCCTTAATATTTATACTGGCACTATTGAACATTGACAGCCTTTATGAAGAGGTGGTGTCAGCGTTGGTTTGTTAATCGACATCCTTCCATCCTCACTTTCAAGCTCTGAATCTTTTGATAAAAACGGCTCATCAATGCCCACTATGCGCCCGTCCAGCTCCGAACAATACGGGCAACTCTCTGCACCAATGGCAGACCACATCAAGCGTTGAACGCCTGCCCCAATAAATACTGCTTTAGCAATTCGCCCGGCAACTGATACTGTCGAATCATTAGCAATCTGGTCGGCACGCTTTTCTTCCCATTCATCAAGGCGGGCCGTTATCAAGTCCACTGCATCAAGGTTTTCTATCTCTGCCCGGTTAAGCAGCTGCTTAACCGTTGACTTAGATCTGATTGTGTGCGCCTGTGCCTGCGCTTCCAGGTATTCGTCAACCGTTTTATCAATGGTGGCATTAGTATTGTTGACCTCTGTTGATGC